CATATACAGGGTAGTGGACTTGCCCGACCCAGATTTGGAATAGATTACGTTGATGATCGCACCCTCAAGCCCGGTAAACCTGAGTAGAGGTGAACCAAACGCAGTAAGTGCAGCAAACGCATGGGGTTCTAGCCCCGGTAGCGCGTACATGTTGAATACTTCTTTCCACTTCTCAATCGTCCCCGCAACATGTACGTGATGCACGATCTCTTTGGTCACGCTAGATGGCGGGCTATAGAACACCCCGTCTTTTGTGATCTCCTTATCTCCCAAGATGAACTTGCCATCTTTTTCAGTCCAACCAAACTGCGTCCTCATGATCTCTGCCTTCTTCTGAAACTGTAAGTTTTTAACGAAAGCTGTTGTGTAGTGCAAGAGGTTATCCATCTGTTTCGGTGTCGGCATAACCCCGTAATGCGCCAAGCCTTCGCGCAGCTTTTCTTTGACTACGACCGATGTAGCTGGAATAGAGAACTCCCTCACTCCGTCTCTTGGAAGATGCAGTCGGAAAAGGACTATCTCCCCCTGCCCTGAATGGTGCATACGCTTGACCACGTACAGATCGTGTTCGTACACAAGCACCGGTTCATCTTCATCGTCTGTCGGTTTCTTGTAGATACCGCCGTTCTTACCTCTGACATACGGGAAAGGATACTCAGGGATCTGATAGGTCTCTGTCTTACCGTCTTCGTCTTCTGCTACAACTGCGTCATCGTCGGCTTCAGCTATCTCTAACCCCAACACAATCGGCGACTTGATGTTTCCTTTGTGTGGGCACCCGTCACATCCGTTAGGGTTCAACTTCTCAAACGTACTGCAGGTGTACGGACCGCCCTTGGCTACGATGTAGTCAACCTTCATCTCGACTTCATCGCGGTCGTATCCGGGGTACTGATTGGATAACTTGTGTGCTGCGTCCCTCCCGTCAACGCAAAAAGCTGCAATCGACAGACCCGCCCGCCAGAGCGGTTCTTCTAGTTCTGCTTGATTTTCAAAGCAATGTATAAGTTGTTGGCACCCATCCCCGTTCGCCGAGCGGATCATGATCGTCTTGAACCGCTTGATCTGGTTGCCCAACAGTGCTTCCATCATTGGGCTCACCCCCTTGGGGATGAAGTCTGGTTTCTCCTTCTCTGGTTCTGGCGCGCCAAGCAAAGTCTTGACGTGCTCATAACTCATTCGCGTTGTTGTGGTACTCAGAACTGAGACAAGCAACGGCGCATCTTTGTTCTTGAAGTTATAGGTGCCGGGTATACGCAGTACACGAGATGCCTCAAAGACGTTCGGGTCTACAATCAACCCGTGCTCGGTGCATAAGTCTCTCAGTCGTTTAGCCAACGAGTCCCATGTATTCCGACTGAGAACTTCCTCAAGCAACCAGTACGCATGGATTCCGTTACCAGAGTCCACCAGTATTGGTTTTGGCAGCTTTACTGCTTTGCAGAACTCCTGCAGTTTTTGCAAGCCAAGGTCTTGTGTCAGATAGCCCTTAATGCGTCCTTTGCTATCTGGTACGCCTTTGGTTGGCCCACAATCTATGTCCAGCCAGAGCGCCCTGAAATACAGTGCGTTCTCTTGGGTTCGATTGTTCTCTGGGCCAAACTTGGCGCAAGCGAAGTAAACGTCTGCCTTTTTGTCTACGAACTGCTCAATGGCTGCGTCTACTTCTTCTCGTGTATCTAGAAGCCGCTGATCTGGGTACTTACCATACGCGAATACACAGTACCGCCCTTCCTGCGGCAGTATGGTATCCAGTAGGTCAAAGTTCATGTTCTGCGTTTCTTTATGTAGCGTTGGATCTGGGTTGCAACAGCAGGGTTAGGATTGCGTTCGCCTTTGAACCACATGTAAACCGTCATCCGGCTTACACCGAAACGCTCGGCGGTATCGCTCACACTAATACCCTGCTTGATGCAATAGCGACCCAAGGCTACACCCAGAAGCCTAGCACTCACTTCTTTGTTAGCTTGCACTAAGCTCTGGCTGTAACCGTGGCTCATCTTTACTCCTCGTCAGTCCATGCTTTAAGCACGGAGTTCAGGTCTTTCTTTTCTACTGAAACTTCAGGCTTCTTGGCTTCCCGCTTCACCGGTTCAGCTTGTGGTGCGGGCGCTTCCAATTTAGGCGCACGACCTGAAACATCCGCTTGATACGGCGTCATTACAACCATGCGCTTGACTTCTTCAGTAGCACCAACCTTTTGAATGACATCAAACTGCTGCCGGTTGATGTAGTCGGTTGCCGAGAACAACACCGATTGGTTGTCGTTGTCTTCGTTAAAGCTGATCGTGGTGATCAGATGGTCGATGCTCTTGCCGTTGTTGGCGAGGAACTTGCAGTAGTTGTCGAACGGGTGCAGCTTATCCGACGGGCTGTCACCAAACAAGGACTTGGACGCAAGGTTCATCTGGTAGACACGACCTTCAAGTGCGGTACCAAAATCTTCCTCTAGCAAGACCGCCAGCCTACGCGAGTAGCGGCAAGCTTTGGACTGGCCCTGACCCGAGCCCTTGATGTTCTGCGGGCAGCTATCACACCGGTCAGACTGCGGGTTGGCAGCACCGGCATCAGGCGCACGACCGTCGTTTGAGAAGCAATCCGGCGCAGTCGGCTCGGCATCAGGAGTCCACGCCTTAGCGTAGAAGATACGCCCTACGTGGGGGGAAGCGTTCACCACGATAGCGTGAAGCGGGCCTTTGGCTTTGCCCATCTCCTCGCCGCCGACAACCTTACGAAAGATGCCGTTCTTGGGGACGATACGTGCCACTCCGGTCTTACCTGCAAGCTGTTTAGTCAGCGCACTGACGCCAGCAGCCTGAAGAAAGTCGGGGAGGTTCTGATCAATAACAGCTACTTGGTTACTCATTTGGGTTTCCTTTTGAACGTCTAACGACTACGGTGTACTCATTTTCCACATTGAGCCCAACGGGCTGAACTTCTGGATTCTCTGAGAGAAACTCCTTCATGTTGGTCTGATGGAGCCGCTTCTCTAGCAGGGCGAACGCATCGTGTTCTTTGATGAACCGATACATCGAATCCCAATTATTCGTCCAGTAGCGTGACTTCACCGAACGAATGATCGTCCCATAGGGGGTACGAACGCTGTCGATACCCGACTGCTTACAGGCATCAAGCATAGAAGTCTCAAGCAACGTAGCCTGATCGGCTAGCACCTTGTCTTCTGCTTCGTACTGAGCTTTGAGCTTGCTTCTGGCATCGCGTATCTTGATGAACGCCTCGGCGAGCTTATCGAAAGCGGGGGCTACACCCCCACTAGGCGGGTCTGACATTTTTATGATCTCCTTCAGTTGGGATGGCAATACTACCACAACACTTTACAGTGTCAAGGGGTAGTCAGTTCTTCGCGGTACAGGTCCACGATTTTGGTGTGATGGTCCACGCCCCCCTGCAGCAACATGTATAGCCGCTGCTCAGCAGAGCTGCCCTTCACGTGTACGATTGTCATGGGATGCTTCTGCCCCGGTCGATCTATCCTAGCATTGGCTTGCAGGTATGTCTCTACGCTTGTGATCGGCGCATACCAGATGATGGTGTCGGCTGCGGTCAGCGTGAGACCGTGTGACGCGGCTTGAGGCTGGATGATAAGAACTTTGGTAGTGGGTTGGTTCTGAAAACGGTTAACGATGTCGGTCCGCTTGTTGACAGATACGTCACCGCTTATGACCTCCGCCATGATGTTGGCCTTGGCTAAGTACCTCTCCAACAGGTTGATGGTGTGCGTGTACGGCACGAAGATCAACACCTTCTGTTTGGTCTCCTCTATGATCTCCTTGACCACAGCAAGACGTGGAGAGACATCAAAGTCAACTACGTCTCCTTTGTCTGTATAGACCGACCCACATGCAATCTGCACAAGTTTGTTGAGCTGCGCGGCTGCGTTGACGGCAGACACTTCTTCCCCCGCTGCCACGATAAGCTGGTCTTTCTTTAGCTGATCGTAGTACGCCTGCTGTTGTTTAGTCATCGGTGCCTCTCGATAGAGAAACGTCACAGGCGGCAAGTCAAGGCACTGAGCTTTCTCAAACCGGATAGCAGGTTGTAGTGCGTTAAAAACTATTTGATCCGAACCGGGGCGGGGCACCCACCGATACATGCTCACCTTGGTCATCACTGTGTCGCGGTACTGACCAAAGAACGGCGGTACGTTCTTCGGGTTCACCATCTTTGCCAGTCCGTACGCATCCAGAGGAGACTGCGCTGCGGGTGTCCCCGTCAGCATCCACAAACCCTTAATGTGGCGCATCACGTCGCGCAAACATTTCCAGCGTGTAGTCTGTGCGTTCTTGTACGCAGAGGCTTCATCAACCACCACAAGATCAAACCCGCCTTTGATGATCTCGTTCTTGACGATCTCTACGCCGTCAAAGTTGATGATCACATACTCCGCACCGTTGTTGATGAGCTTCTTGCGGGTATCTGGGTTTGCGTGATGCGCTACGGATATAGTTCTGTGGATGGCGAACTGAAACAAATCCTGTTGCCATGCGGCTCGCATGATGGACAGAGGGCATATGACCAACACACGTTTAATCGCCCCGATGGACATCAGGTAGTCTGTTGCCCATATCACCGCAGCCGTTTTACCTGTGCCTTGCTCGTTGAAGCAGAAGGCTTTTCGGTTCCCTATTAAAAACTCTGACGTTATCTTCTGATGCGCGAACGGTTTCATTCCCAGTGGCGCAGGCCACTGATATTCATCTAATGTCATGGGTACTCACTTTGGTGTGTGGTCGCTGTTCCTTGCGTACGACCGGTTGGAAGATGCGCTCTTTACCCGTAGGTTGCTACGTGTAGTTGCGCCGCCTTTGCTCAGGGCTTGCTTGTGGTCAACGTCCTTGCCGTCGCCTTTCTTTACCCGCCCCTCTTGCTCCATCATACGCCGTGCCTTATTACGCGCAGCGCGTTTTTTCTTAACGCTAGGGGTACCGTCATACTGCTCGTACTCTTTGGCGTACGGGCGTGGTTTGTTCACGTAAGGCATGTTTAGCTCCTATTAAACTCGCATTCATGCACTGGGCAGAACTTACACAACGGCCCTTGCACTGGGTTCCACACGTTATTACTTATTGCTGCTTCTATACGGGCAACGGTCTGGGCTGGCTTTTCTATGTACTTCGGCACGTCCTCTACGACATGCTCGGCACGAACCAGATCGTTGCTCACCACGAAGATAAGCGCAGACTTTACCCGCTGGATCTCAGGGAACTTCTTAAACAAGCCGACGGCTACTAGGTCTAGCTGTTTCGTATCTGCGTACCGTGCGTTCTTGCTGGTCTTGAAGTCAACCGAGTACGCCAGCTTCTTTTCCGAGTTGACCACAACCATGTCGGCGATCCCATGCCACCATACGTCTTTAGCTGAGAAGTCACAGGGAGCTAAGTCTTTGGTCAGCCCAAGCTTCAGCTCCGCGTACTTGTCCCCCTCCAAACCTTTCAACTGATCTAGTACAGGTTGCATGTACCCGTACTTGGCTGGGATAGGCTTGTCTTCCTTGATGTAGTTCTCGGCAGCAGAATGTACGTCTTTGCCGTACAGCGTTGCCTCAGTGTCCCTCTCTACTATGTCTTTGCGTATCTTGGTGTGGTAATACTTTCGAGGGCACTGCTCAAAAGTCTTGAGGCTGCTGAACGACCAGACAAGAGGCTTCACCGGTAAAGCTCCTGCATCTCTTTGAGTGCGTTCAGCATGAGTTTAGCCTCGGCAATAGCGTCATAAGCGCGGTCAATTGCGGCACGAAAATCTTTTTCCAATACCGCTTCGTGCGCATCCTTAAGCGCTTTCTGCGCCAGCATCATTGGGTACGCGTAATCCACAAGTTGGTTATCAACAGTCGCCATAGCTTTCTCCATAGCCAGCTTCACAATCTAGGGGTAGCGCGAGCGCCCAGTTGGGTCTGAGCCTCATACACAGCTCTACGTATTCCTTAGCTGTCTCCGCTTCTTCTTTGGGTGCGATACATGCGATTGCGTCATGCACCGTCATCACAACTCTATACTTTTTGGCGATCTTTAGCATCTGCTCGCCAATGATGATCCTAGCCAGCGCTTGGCACACGTTCTCAACAACCTTGCCACCGTAGATCTTGGTGGTTAGTGTCTGCTTACCTCGCTTGGTGTCGTAGACAATCTGGAAAACGTGTGGTTCGTCTCGTGGGTCTACGTTCGCCAACTCTTTCCGTAAGTTAGGGTACTTAATACGCAGCCCGTTAGGC